TCAACCTGCTAATGAAGTGGGGTCTGACAAAAGAAGAAGCCGAGAAGTATGTAGATTTCACCCGCGCCCTCAAAGATGAAAAGATTGACGACTCAGAAATTGAGAAGTTGATGGGTAAATGGGGAATGACCCGCGCTGAAGTTCTTGCTTATGGCAAAACAGTTCAAGATGGAACTGCGCTACAAGCCGCACTCTCCAAGGGTTGGTCTTTGCCAGGAGATGAAGCTGCTCAATCTTGGCGTAATGCCCTCGCAGCCTTAAATGCCTACCTTGCTGCACTTGGAGCGCCTCGCGTAGCTGGTGCCACCGGCGGTGCAGGCGGAGGCGGCGGAGGTGGCGGCGGTGGCGGTGGCGGTGGCGGTGGCGGCGGTGGTGGCGGCGGCGGTGGCTTTGTTGCAAATCCTTTCAATCCTGCTTCCGCAGCAGTTTCAATAAGTAAAATTGAAGAACAAATTGACACACTGACATCACTTAGAGATGCAACAGAAAAAGGCACCGCAATTAGTGTTTTACTAAAAGAACACATCGATACCTTGACTGATTCTATTAGCACATCAGGGCTTGGCGCTCTTAGCGATGAGCGAGCAAGAATGCAAGCAATGGGGATGTTTGATGGCCCTGGCATCAGCGCAGGTTCGACTTTTGACCCTGGCTCTTTCCGTATGGCAGAAAATGCAGGAATGACTGTCAATGTCACTGTTGAAGGCAATGTTCAAACAGAGGCAGATTTGGCTAATGCCATCCGTCAGCGAATCTTGTTAGAACAACAAAGCGGTAATCCAATTCTCTTTGTTGGCGGTCTGTAATGCCAGGCACACCCGTTCTTGGAGTCAGCATTGACTTCGCAAATGGCCCTGCCTTTGGAAACCCTTTAATTTTAGATGATCCTTCAACGCCCCTTGGCGTGGGCATCTTGGCAGATGCACCGGCAGATGTCGTTGATGTAAGTGACATCGCCCTTCGCGTTTCCATCCGCCGAGGCCGAAATCGAGTTCTTAATAGCTTTGAAGCAGGCACCGCCAGTGTCGTCTTAGAAGACGAGAATGGTGACTATAACCCTCAGAATGTTTCGGGGCCTTACTATGGCAAACTCTTGCCCCTTCGCAAGATTCGCATTTGGGCAGATTATGATGATGGCTCAGGTGTTGACCGCTACTATCTCTATTCAGGCTACATCACAAGTTTTGACAATACATTCAGGCTTGGCAATGATGAAGTTTCAACTGTGACTTTTCAATGTGTCGATGCTTTTCGTCTTTTACAAAATGTCAACATCACGACTGTTGCGGGTTCATCCGCCGGTCAAACCACGGGGGCGCGCATTGAGAACTTGCTCGATATTGCAAGTTTCCCTGTAAGTCAAAGACTGATTGATGTAGGCGATACGCTAGTGCAAGCCGACCCTGGCACAAATCGCACCTTGCTTGGAGCCTGTCAGACAATAGAGCAAAGCGAACTTGGTGGCTTCTTTATTGATGACGAAGGCAACGCAGTATTTCTATCAAGAACCACAGTTTCAGAAAAGGCTGATGAAACGCCTTTATTGTTCAATGATGATGGCACAAATATCTCCTATCAAAGCATTGACTTTGCCTACGATGACACACAGATTTTCAACGATATAACTGTCACCCGCCTTGGCGGAGTTGCCCAAAATGTTCAATCAACTAGCTCGATAGAAACATTCTTCATTCACTCAGGATCGCGCTCTGACCTTCTAATGCAGACCGATGCCGAGGCCTTAGACCAAGCTTCAATGCTTCTAAATGCCCGCGAAAATGCCCTGCTTCGCATTGATTCCATTGGCTTAAATCTTATGGATTCGACTGCCTCAAATCGCATTGTGGCAGGCCTTGAATCAGATTTGTTCACCCTGATAAATGTCACCAAGACAGGTCAGGCATCCTCAACCTTTACCCTTGAGTTATTCGTTCAAGGTATTCAGCACGACATCACGCCGAACACTTGGACAACACGCTTCCTCACCGCAGAGCCTATAATTCAGGCATTCATCTTGGATTCCACAATCCAAGGTCTGCTTGATGGAACTGTGGGAGTTCTTTCATACTAAGGAGAAGAAATGGCTAAACAAACCTTCACGACCGGTCAGGTCTTGACGGCTGCGCAAATGACATCATTGCAACAGACTGCAATGCTTGGTGGCGATGCAAGTGCAAAGGTTGCCTCTTATGTTCTAGTGGCTGCCGATGCCGGCACTGCTATCTCAATGAGCAATGGCAGCGCAACAACAATCACTGTGAATACAGGATTGTTTGCAGCAGGTGACATTGTCACAATAATCAATTTAGGCGCAGGCGTTTGCACAATTACCGCAGGCACCGCAACTGTCACAACATCAGGATCACTTGCTCTTGCTCAAAATCAAGGTGGCGTTCTTCGCTTCACTAGCGCAAGCGCAGCAATCTTCTTCCAATTCGCAACACCTGCTTCGGGCGACATCGAAGGTGTCACCGCAGGAACAGGAATCTCAGGTGGCGGAACTTCGGGAACTGTCACAATCACCAACTCAATGGCCACAGCCATTGATGCCAAGGGCGACCTTGTGGTAGGCACAGGCGCAGACACCTTCGCCCGTCTAGCGGTCGGCACCAACGGCCACACACTTGTAGCGGATAGTTCGGAAACGACAGGTCTTAAGTGGGCTGCTCCTGCTAGTGGTGGTAGTTTTGTCGGCTGTTCTGTATATGCGACAAGCACAACAAGTTTAACATCTGGAACGCAAACGGCTGTTGTGTATAACGCTGAGCATTTTGATACAGATGCAATTCACGACAATTCAACAAATAACACGCGTTTTACAATTCCATCAGGCAAAGGTGGAAAATGGAGCTTTACCTTTAGGACTTACTTTTCACCTAACTCATCAGGCACGCGGTATTTATTGCCGCGTAAAAATGGAACAAACATTAAAGCGATGGAAGCAGGCGCAAAAGCAACAGGGGCTCAAACAGAGGAAATTAATTTTATTCTTGATTTAGTTGCTGGAGATTATATTGAAAACTTTGTTTTGCAGACTAGCGGCAGCACTTTAACGGCTCAACAAGACGAAGTTTACACCGAAGCCAGCTGCATTTATTTAGGAGCATAAAAAATGAACTTGTATGAGCAAATTATTGCGGCTTATCCAGAATTAACACCTAACGATTTTGCGCCGCACGGTGTTATTAATTTAAGAGATGATTCTGATGGAGTTGGGGCTTATATTGAGAAATGGGATTATGAGCAGCCAATACCTGATGGGCTCACATTGGGCAAGCCCTTAGCATAATCTTGAGGGATTGTGCTAAGAACCAATAAGAGCAACTATTTGTTCTTCAGTAAAGCCTAATTCTTGCATTTTAATTATACCTTGCTCTCTACTTAAAGCATAGATTTCTTGTGCGGTTGGGCCTGCTAGGTGTGCTTCAATAGCCGCTTCAATTTGTGCTTCAGTATAATTAGCGCCATCGGCGGCTTTAATGATTTTATTTTCTGGATCATTAAAATCTGCAATAAGACCTTGACTACCTAATTCTTGGTCAAGTTGCACTAGGTTAATTTTTTTATTTGTAATTGCCATTTTTTCTCCTATGAGCCTAAATCTATGACTATGATTTGACGATGAATGAAATGAGCATTTGCTGAAGTTGTTGTTTTATATTTCATTGTAAAAGTATTTGAACCTGCTGTTACAGTTCTAACGCTTGCAACGCTCGCGGCAGATGCGTTAAATGCAGCGTTTATCATCCTAGTATTGACAGAAAAATCATCAGAAGCGGCACTAGTGGTTGCACCACTTATAGCATAACTTGCATAAGCATATTTATCAGTTAAATCTGCATAATGTTGGCATCCGATAATGACTAAAACTTTAGTTCCAGTTGTTAAAGTAACGGCAGGGCCAGCAGTTGTTAAATCTGTATAAGATGTAGAAGTTGTGTCTTGGTCAGTCTCAACTCTTGCTGCTGCTGAGGTTATTGACCCACCAGCAGCGCCCCACTCAGGAGCTGTTGCACCAGAATTAACTTTGAGGACTTGTCCTGCTGTTCCAATGCCTAGTCTTGCTACTGTATCAGCAGCAGTTCCATAGATTAAATCGCCAGCAGTAGTCACCACATCGGCTACAGGATCAACTGCCCATTTTAAGCCTGTCGGTGAAACTGAACTATCCGCTACAAACTTCGGCACAATCTCAGAGGATTGTGCTTAGCCTATCAAAGCCTTGATCTCAAATTCAGTTAAACCTAAAGCCTGCAATTTTATTTGTGCAGAATTTTTTGCTGCCTGCCTTTGTTCTTGTTTGGTGTCAAATAAAATTTTTTGATTTTGAACTTCTTGTTCAACTTCTTCTAAAGTAGGAGGTTCTCCTTCTAATTTGAACCATTGAATACTAAGGTAATCTTCGCCATAAAATGTAAATTCACTATTAGGTTTGAGGCTAGAAATTGCTTGACTTAAAAAAACTGCGTTTCTCATACAACCTCCATTGCAATAATGTAGGCATAATCGCCCCAAGTTTGGCTTTCACTATTTGTTCCGCTCAAAACTCTTCCTTGTATTTTGTAAGTTGTTGCTGATGTAGTTGCAGGAGAGTCGTAAATAAGAAATCCTTGATAACCTCCGTCATATACCTCTCCATCGTCTCCAATATGATAGGCAGAGGAAGTTGTTAAAACAGTTGCACCTCTAAGAATTCGATACTCTGTTTGCGCCCTATCGGTAGGAGAAGCAGCAATCCCAACATCAGCACCCATCATAATAACAATTTTATTTGATGCACTTGATGGTGTGATTGTCACTGACAAACCTGTAACATCAGTAAAACTGGTCGAAGTTATAGTTTGGCTGGTGGTGTTGTTTGAACTTACTACTTGTAAAACCGCGCCACCACCAGGCGCAGCCCACTTGAGGCCAGTAGGCGAAACGGTGGAATCCGCTACGATGCTTCAGCTTGGCAAGGGGATTGTTCTAGGCTCGGCACAATCGTGTGCGATTGTGGTTGACAACATAGGGTAGCCTTTAGGTATGGAACTTATAGAGATGGAAGCCATCAAGGAAAAACTCCTTGCTCGGTATCAAATGCAGGGCTTTTCAATGGCTCTGTTTCGCAATGATTACAACCTCCTGGTAAGAATGGGGGTTCATCCTCAAATCGCAACTGTTGAGGACATAATGGCAGCCGTGATGGTGCCAAAGGCCGTTTCAACAAAAGGCACTTACGCAGCTCGCTTCCGATCCTTATTCAAGACCCTGAACAAAATGGGTGTCATTTCTAACAACTGTTATCTTGACCTTCCACCTGTTCGCAAATCTCGCGGGCTACCGCACCCACTAACGCCAAATGAAGCAAGGCTTGTGATGAGCGAAGCCAAGCAACCAATGCGCGATTGGTTCATCATCGGATGCTCGGCAGGACTTAGGGCGATGGAAGTTGCCAACCTCAAAGGCATTGATTTAGAGCAAAGAGATGATGGCTACATTCTAAGAATTGCAGGCAAAGGCGGAACTGACTTGTCGGTTCCTGTGGCCCAAAAGGTGGCAGAGGTAATTCTTTCCTATAAAACCCAAGGTCGTCTGTGGAATGTGACAAGCAATTGCCTTTCCAAGATGACGAGCGCAGAGATGAAGCGCCTAAACATTGAGGTCAAAACCTTCCACGCTTGTCGCCATTACTTTGCAACCAATATGCTTGAGAAATCAGGCGGTGACCTTTTGGCAGTGCGCGACTTAATGCGCCACTCGTCAGTTGCCACGACTCAGGTTTACACTCAGCTCGCTTCGGGGAGAACTAGGTCACTCGTCAACCTCTTATGATTTACGAATGTGAAGACATCACTCGCACCATTGATGACCACATAGACGAATTCGAAAACATTGGGGTCTTACTGAAGGAGAAAAATGGCTTCAAGCAAGCAACTCACTGTCAATTCAACTGCTCAAATTCTAGTTGAGAGCTATGGCGAAAATCGTCTTGTCAGATTGCACAACGATGCTTCACATCCTTGCTTTCTAGGTGGAAGTAATGTTAGCTCTACCAATGGATTTAAGTTTGACAAAAACACGACCATTGATTTGAATGTTCCGCCTAAAAGCGTGATTTATGCGGCGACAGAATCACCAAACACGACCACAGTTTCCGTTCTTTACTTGGTGCCATAAGATGAATCCAACCGATTGGGCAGGCTTTATTGTCGCCATTCTTAGCATCCTTGGCTCAACTGCCCTTGGAGTAAAGTGGCTCGTCAAGCACTACTTAAATGAACTCAAGCCAAATGGTGGAAGTTCGATAAAGGACAAAGTTGCCGTCTTAGAGGATAAGGTTGACTTCCTGACCGACATCGTGAAAGAAGCTCTGCTGAAATAATGTGTTCGCAACTTGATAAGTTCCTAGAAGTGGCAGCAGGCGAAGTTGGCTACATTGAAGGCCCTGCCGACAATGAAACAAAGTATCAAAAGGCGAATCAGCCTTGGTGCGGTGCCTTCGTCAATTGGTGTGCCAAGCAAGTTGGCTTAAAGATTCCTGATTGCACCTACACACCGGCAGGGGCAAAGGCGTTCGCCGAGGCAAAGCGTTGGCAATTAGTTGCCGAGGCCACGCCGCTTCCTGGTGACCTTGCTTTCTTTGACTTTCCTGCCGATGGCATTGACCGCATCTCGCACATCGGTATCGTTGAAGAGGTCAAAGCCAATGGCACTGTCATCGTCATCGAAGGCAACACTTCACCTGATGTCAAAGGCGATCAACGCAATGGCGGTCAGGTATGTCGTAAGATTCGCGCTTACAAAGTAAAAAATCGGGGGAAAGTCCTTCCATCTCTGCCGGTGTTCATAGTGGGCTTCGGCAGACCTAAGTTCAAGGAGTGCAAATGCTCGACAAAGAAAAACTCATCGCAGTTGGTAGCACCTACGCAAGAGCAGGAGCAGCCTCAGTCGCAGCTCTCTATCTCGCCGACCCGTCACGCCCTTTGAAAGATTATGTTGCCTGCTTCGTTGCAGCATTCCTTGGCCCGATATTAAAGGCCATAGACCCAAAGGCAACAGAGTTTGGGCGCGGTAGTAAGTAAGAAAATGAAATCGGGGAAGATTTTGGATGAGGCTAAACGCCTCACCGCAACGGATCGCCAAGATATTTATGGCGACCCATACATCAATCACAAGCGCATCGCCGACCTGTGGAGTGTTTATCTTGAAAAAGAGATAAGTGCTTCACAGGTCGCTTTGTGTTTATGTCTTGTCAAAATTGCTCGTTTGATTCAGACACCTGACCACGAAGATAGCATCATCGACTTGGCGGCTTACACCGCTATTTATGGGGAAATCAATGATAGTGAAAAATAATCTAGTGCTTGTGCCAACAAGAGGCAGGCCAAAGAAT